CCGAGGGGGAGCAGCTTCCTCTTGACAGGAAGGTGTGGTTAGGAGTGAATGGCTACCAAGTCTGTGCCCGTGGATTTCGTAATGCCCAATGCGAGGAAGTAACCCGTGAGATTAAACAGAATCGAATCCTTCCACGTCTTTATCGAAAGCAGATCAAAATGCTATACGGGCATGGCCCCATGCCCTACAGGAACGTACTGAAAGAAGGAAAGCTGCGTCGCGAGTATGTTAGTGTGCCGGAGGTCGAACAGTGGTTTAACTCATGGGAGTCCAATGGTATGGCTAGTGTGAAGGAGTTCTGTAAGGCCTGTATCAACAATTATTATTATTTTGGCGACTTCTTCGTAAAATGGCGTATGGCGCGTGGAAAACGACTGGGCCTCATGCCCGTGGCTGGACTCGAGGTAATGGAGAACACCCAATGCCGACTGGCTACTACACGGCAAGATATGGCACATGAGTTGATACAATATGGCGATTTGCATCACATAGCCGTAGGGCACTGGACCTACGGCATAGGTTCTTATAAAATCTACCCTAAGTTTAATCTCTCAGAAGTAGACAACTATCGGTTTGCTGCCATCTCACACCATCGCGAAACCTCTGTCGACGAGTTCTACGGTGCGAACGAAACTCACCAAGGTTCACGCCCTTACATTCAGGGTAGCAACAAAACACCTGTGTATATCAACTCTTTTCTGCGCAACTCCCTGGCTGCTAAGATTCATATCATTATCCCCAACTCCTGGGTGGAGACCAAGCGCAATCAGATTACTCGTCTGTGCGAGGAGAATAAAACGCGGAAAGCCAAAAAAGAAGAGCTGATCAAATACAATGGTCTGGACATCGGCACCGAAATGAAAGAATCTACCTTGGTGAAGTATATCCGAGAAGAACTGCGTAAATTCAGCAATTATCTCAGTGGCGAAGACAATCAAGGTAAAGCTTATTCTACCTTCTCTTTCACTGACGGTCAAGGTCATGAGCAACAATGGAAAATCGAAACTATCGATCTGAAGTACAAAGAATATATCGATGCGCTTATTTCTTATGATAAGCGTGCCGAACAGGCTCTGCTGGCCAGTGTGGGACTGGATGCCTCCATATCGGCTATTGATAAAGAGGGCGTCATCAGCAAGTCGGGTAGTGATGCCTACTACAATTACCTTATATATATAATGAGCCTTACACCTGAAGACGAAGTGTGTAGTGAACCGCTGAACTGGGCCTTGCAGGTGAATTTTCCCAGGCTTTATGCCGGCGGACTGCGCATAGGTTTCTATCGTGAGGTGCCGCAACGGCAAGAAGACGTAGCCCCTAAAAACAGACTTAACAACCAACAGTCATGAACACGATAGAACAACTTTTTCCCAACCTCGCCACCTTCATCGAGTATGCACCGGGGGTAGATACGAATAAGAACCTTACAGATTATCTCTCTTCTGCTCGTTCGGCCAAAAAGAGTATTGAGGCAATCATCTCTCCGTCCGTATATGCTGCCATCATGGCTTCGAAGGCACAAGATCTACTCGATGCCTTACGTGCTGCCATGGCCAATCGGATCCTGGCCATGCAACTGGTTTTTGATGCTGTAGCACGGCGTAAGTCCGGCACCGATGTCTACAAGTATGAGATCGAAGCCATGAAACGCTCGTATATGGAGAATTACTTCGCAGCTATGGACAGTCTGATCCAACAACTCATGGCAGTTAAGGTGGATAAAGAAGAAAAAAACACGCCGACCGCTCTATGGCAGAGTTCGCGTTACTGTCGGCTACTTCTGAGTTGCCAGTTGCGTTCGGCTGAAGAATTCGATCTGATCTACCCAATCGATCTCTCTTATCTTTTTTTCTTTCGTACAGTTCCTCTACAGAAGGAATGTCTCGATGAACGACTTGCGGCTTACTTCGTCAAGGCGGAAGGAAAAGAAAACGTTCTTGATATGCTCCGATTAGCCCTTGCAAAGAAGACGGTTGCCAAGTCGCTTCGTCGGTTCGACATCCTTGAATTTCCATCAACTATTCGTGAACTCTTTGAAGACAACAAGGCCTTCAGACATGGATCAACCGAACACGACAACGCCATCAAACTTGCCGCATTGCTCGACAACGAAGCCGATACCCTTCTCACCGATGCAGACCTCCTACTTGAAGAGACGTCAGTTGATGTCTGTTCCTATTCTCAATATAACGATTCCTCGGATCTTATCATCATGACCCCATGAAGAAGGTAATTGAATTTTTCTACAAAGACACACGCTTCAGTATCCCTAATGCATGGGAGGACCTTTCGCAGGCTCTGTTTCTTCGCCTGGTCTCCCATCTTATGGAGATGCAAGTGAGCCGGTTATCACCTGGTGAGGTACGTATCCGGTTCGTCTGCGATGTCATGAATTGGGACTGGCGACGCTTTCGTAACGAGGATGCTATTGCCAATCTTATTTGCCTTTCTGAGCAGATTACGTTTCTTTTCCGCATGCAGTATCCGGACAATAACGCCATTCTTTCCCACCTTTCACCTAGCGAAAGACAACTCTGTCTACGTACGGATCCTTTCCAACTCACACTCCCCATCGCTCGTAAGCTTCAGACGATGGAATACCGCTACATGCTTGACCTTTGCTTCTGTGCCCAGCTCATCCCTTCCGTATCGGTTGGGGAAAAGAGATACATCGGTTATACAGTCAATAAGGTTTATGGTAATCTTACCTGCTCGCTCACGGCCCTGCAATATATCGAAGCACGTGCCTTACTGACTGGAAATAGTGATGCCTTGCCACTGTTGGCTGCCATCCTCTATTTCCCCAACACATACAGTTCTGAGAAGGCGCACACCCTGGCTGTTGATTTCTCTTCGTTGCCTCAAAACCTGCTCACTGCCATTGTACTGAACTTTCAAGCTTTGGACACCTATCTCTTCACGCGAACAGAATTCAGTCTACTCACCCAGTTCGAGGCGAAACCCGCACACCCTATTGCTACCGATGCCGCCGATGCGCTGTACGACCTGTCGGCCGACGGGCTCGGTGATGCTGCAGCCGTGGAACAGCTCAACGTGATTACCTACCTGCGCCTGTTGCGCAAGAAAACTATCGAATCGGTGAAAACCTTGCATTCTTTAAGCTATGATGTCGCTAAGATCAGCATAGAAACAGGCCTTCCTATTAATATTATCAATGAAATCATATGATTGCAGATCTTTTTCTTTATTTTGCTCAATTCCCCAACAAGCGGGGTATACGTTCGATGGCAACCTTGGGAAGGAGTCAATTTGTGGAGTATGCTCAGATAATAAATGCACTAGAAGATATGCCCAGTGAAGGACGTGTACCTGAAATAGAATATTACGTCTATGGGCAAACTTTTGACGAACTCAAACAATTGGTGGATAGTCTCACTGGAAGTTTTCTCTTCGCCGATTACGGTGAATTCGAGTTCACCGACGACGGCCATCGTTCACACCAGTGTACACAACGATTGGCTGTTACCGTTGCCATAAAATACACCGATCATGCTGACCTACTCGAGCGGGTTATTCTCTCTGACCGCACGCTTAAGTTCCTTACCCGTGTGCATGCCTGGATGATGGCTGACGCCGAGCAGGATCGGCTCTCATGGATCTCCCGCGACAATATATCACAGGCAGAAATTATCCCTTTTGTTGCCACTGAACTGAGGGCCACCGGATGGACACTCATGTTAAATGCTACGGCTCCTGATACATTGGGTACCCATGCCTTGGCTAAGTCCTTTGAACGAAAAGACTGACTTTCTATATTTGCATTATAAATTCATAGCACAATGAAAAAATTACCCATGATATTCACCGTTTCTTTGCCACTCTCCATTGTGGCCGACTTGTCCCGGTATCTCTACCAAGATTGGGAGTTTGCAAAATGGATAGGTATTGCCGTTGTTCTCGACACTATTCTTGGTGTCATCAAACATCTACTCCACAAGGATGCCTCTAGCGAATCATTCTTCTCGAAATTCGGTAAGAAAATAGCTATATATATTGTGTTGCTTATTCTCTCCAATATTCTTTCCAACTACACTGTACAAGGCAGTGTGGTGGGAGCCACACAATGGATAGGCACCTATTTATGCGTGTTCATGATGGTGCGTGAGGGATTTTCCTGCGTAGAGAATATTCAGGCGATTTATCCCATTTTGCCTGTCGCATTTGTCAAACGACTCAAGGACTTTAACGATAGAGGTGAATACACTTCCAACCCTAATTAACCCGCATCTATGGCCACCAAAAAGCAAATCAGCTTCGCTCAGGAAATCTATAGGGCTGCTAAGAAGGCGACAGACATCGCCCCCGATTTCGTTACAGCACAAGCTATCCTTGAGAGTGGATGGGGAAAGAACCGAGTGGGAAAGTTCAACCTCTTTGGCATTACGCGTGGATCTGCTTGGAGGGGAAAGACTGTTCTAGTGCTTACGCACGAGTATTTTAGCACGCCTAATAGGCAGTTCGATTCACCTGAGCGAGTGGTTTCTATTGCCAAATGTAAAACAAGCAACCGCTGGTATTATACCGTTTACCGTCTTTTCAAGGATTTTGATTCGTTGGAAGAATGTCTGCA